TCTTATCAAAGGCTTGGGATATGATGAACTTTGTTGATAATAATACAGCATGGTTCAAACATAGACATAAGAAGGATTCTACAATGCACAAGCGTGCATCATTTGTACGTAATGTAAATGGGGTGCAAGTAGAGCAAGGATATAAGTCTGAAATCATGGGGATCACTTTAAAGAATGATCCTCAGAAAGCTAGGGGTAAGGCTGCTAAGTTAATATTATTTGAAGAGGGTGGTAAGTTTCCTCAACTTAAAACGGTATGGCAAATAGCTAGACCATCTGTAGAACAGGATGGGGAAGCGTTCGGTTTAATGATTGCTTATGGGACCGGAGGTTGTCTTACGGCAGGTAATAAAGTATGGACGAACGACGGTAATTTAATTGATATTGAAGACGTTAATAAGGAATCTGGTATACTTGGTTTTTCAGGAAGTTCTATCTCAAAAGAAAATATAACTTGGTTACAACCTTCTTCTAAAAAAGAATGTATAAAGATAACCACCAATACGAGGAGAGTAATTGAGTGTAGTACAGATCATCCTATTTTAACAGCAAACTACAAAGGAACCAATTTTAGAGGAAATATAAAAGGTAACAGTTTTGTAGAGGCGTCAAGATTAAACCTTAAGAATAAAATTGCAGTTATAGACGAAATTCCTATATTTGGAAATAATAGAATGTGGGAACCTAGGGTAATTGGGTGGTTAATAGGAGATGGTAGTTATGGTAAATACCAACAACCTAGAATTTCAAATTGTGAAGAAGAAATTAATAATTATATTGAGAATGAATTAAACCATACTATTCAAATACAAAGATTAACAGAAGAAGGTAAAACCTATAGAGAAACCGCATTATTGGGATATAATGACCATCTAAGAGAACTTGGTATTTATGGACAAACTAAATTAAATAAAACCCTCCCTATTAACATACATTTATATTCAAAAGAAGATTTACAAGAGTTTGTTGGAGGTTTGTTTGACACAGATGGTTATGTTGCAATTAGAAGAAACAAGAATAGAAATACCTGGATTGGTGAGATTAGTATATCTTCTGCCTCTGAATCTTTGTTAAACGAATTAAGGTTTTTATTACAAAAATTTGGTATACATGGAAGGATTAGAGAAAGATTGCCAAGAAAGACTAATCCAAAAGATAAAAATCCATGGTATGAATTCACAATCGCAGATACTATTAGTCTTTTAAGATTTATAAATAATATTAAATTATTTCCTAAGGAGAAACAAAATCGTTTAAATCTATTAAAGGAACAATTTGAAAAGATTAAACCTCATACAGAATATGAAGGGTATAGATATGAGGAAATAATTAACATAGAGTATACTGGTATAAAACCTGTATATAATTTAACAGCAGGTATAACTCATACTTATATTGGTAATGGTATTATAACTCATAACACAGAAGAGGCTGATTATACAGGTCTTAAAGATTTATTCTATGAACCATTAGCCTACAACTGTTTACCTATACGTAATGTATGGGACGAAGGGGAACAAGATAGGGCTTGTGGATTCTTTGTACCACAATCTGCTAACATAAAGAGATTTATGGATGTAGATGGTAACACAGATTTCATAAAATCAAATGAATCCATATTACAAGAAAGAGACGTTGTTATAGAGAATGCCTCTGATAGGACAGCAATTGATCGACATATTTGCGAACAACCCCTTACACCAGCAGAGGCTACTCTTAACATCTCTACAAACATATTCCCTAAACGTGAGTTGATACAACATCTCGCTACAATAAGGAATAGTAAATCATTAAGTGATTTAAAACAAGTTGGTGAACTTTATATGGATTCAAATGGAGTTGTCAAATTTCAACAGAATCCTAAGTTAAAATCATTAATGAAGTATAGGATACCTGCAGGGAATTCAAAGGAAGGGGCTTTATGTATATGGGAACACCCACCAGCCGATACACCATATGGTTTATATGTGGCTGGGTGCATTATTCCAGGGGAGAAAGTAATGACGGACAAAGGTTTAATGAGCGTTGAGGATATTGATTACTCTAATAAACTTATAAATAAGGATGGAGAAATTGTTGATATTAAAACGTTACTTAGATATGAAAAAGATAATTGCGATATATATAAGATAAAACCACAAGGTTCTTTAAGAACCACTAGTTTTACAGGAGAGCATCCAATTCTAATAAAAGACGACTTTGTTAAAGCAGAGAGCTTAAAGGTAGGAAATGTTTTAAAGATACCGAATAGATATAATGTAGAGAAATCTGACTATAAAAATATATTATATAATTATCTAGGAGATGAGATTAATATATCTAATGAGAGATTTTGGTGGTTTTTAGGTTTATGGCTTGGCGATGGTTTTAATAATTTAAATAGAAATTCTAGGGATATTTATGTTGCTTTTGGAAAAGATCAATCAAATGAATCTAGTAATTATAGTCTTATTATATCAGAAATATTTAATAGGAAAACCACTGTTGGTTTATCCAACGGAGGAAATACCAGAAGGTTTACACATAAAAAATTATATGAATTATTAGAGACAGAATTTGGTAAATATTCTTATGGAAAACGAATACCAGAATGGGTTAAGTACGCTCCTAAAGAATTTAAAAAATATTTTATACTTGGATATTTAGATTCAGACGGAAGTGCTTTTTTAGATAGAGGAAAATTAAGAGTTACGTTTACTAGTGTTAATTTAGAATTACTAGAATCTTTACAAGATATAATGTATTCTATTAATACTATCTCTTCCATAACAGTTCATTCAAAAGCAGGTATTTGTACATTTAATAATAAAAGTTATAATACTAGAGAATGTTATAGATTATCTATTATTAATAATACTTTTAAAAATATAATACCTGAAAATACTACTATGATAAATAGTAGGAAAATGTTAACTATAATACAAACCTCTTCTAATTTACGAAAACAGACAGGAGAGCAAACTGTAGTCTCCTCATGCGGTAAATATATATTTCTTAAAATAAAAAGTATCGAGAAAGCTAAGTACACAGGTACTGTATATAATTTTGAATGCGAATCTCATACCTATATGTGCAGAAATATCGTCACACATAATTGTGACCCGTTAAATCTAGCGGTACGATATATAATCGTAAGAATCGGGTAAAATCGGTGAAAGTCTCAAAGAGAAAACACCGAGGTAAATAATCAGATAACGAAAGGCTGATTAGCACTGTAGAGCGTAGGAAGTGAATAAATATAATCTTCCCAAGAGTGCCCGACAAGTTAAATACTTGATGATGTACGCCGAACTATGTTGTGAAATATAGAAGTTAAGATAAAAAGCTTAGCGATAACATAATTGATGATCATGATCAAACCTCTGGGGACTCTCTTGGCTCAGTATTCATCTACAAACGTGTACAAAACTTTGAATCTTGGTACGATACCGTTGTAGCTGAATATACAGGTAGACCAGATAAAGCAGAAGATTTCTATGAGAATGTTAGGATGTTACTTATATATTATAAGGCGTCCTTACTTTATGAAAATGAGCGTAAAGGTTTATTTACTTATTTTGCTAATAAACATTCAGAATATCTATTAGCAGATACACCAAGTAAAATTAAAGATATAGTAAAAGATTCAACTGTTATTCGTGGGAAGGGTGTCCATATGCCAAAGGAGATCAAACGTTGGATGGAGGGTTTGATTAAAGAGTGGCTTAATGAGGAGTATGAGGTGGGTCGTAAGAATCTATCAAAGATTTATTCAGAGGCTCTGTTAGAGGAACTGATAGCATATGATCCCCTTCATGGTAACTTCGATAGGGTTATAGCATTTGGTTTATGTATGATATATAGGGAAGAATTATATCACATAATAGTTAAGAAAGGTTCACAGGAAAACAAGGATGCTCTTCTATTATTTAATAAGCCTTTGTTTTTAGGCAGAATATTTTAGGGTATGAAAATAAATTATAGTAAAGTGTTAAAGGAAATAGCCGCTAAGGAGTGTTATAATAGGCGCCATAATAGGAAAGTATTTATAAAATATGTAATATTATGGTTTAGTCATTTTGAAAAAAATAGTAAAAAATTAAAGTAAATGAGGATAGACAATGTAGTATTTCCACCGCAGAAACTGCCAATGAAAGATAAGGATGCTGTATGGGGTAAAGCTTGTATAGATGCAATTATCGGTAGATTTGGTGCTGGTACATATGGTGGATACACTAGAAAAGAACGTATGGGTATATCATATGGATTATATGATTCTGAATTTGATAAGAACGATTTCAAATATATTACAGATCCATATAGCGTAGGTGATGTATTCCCAGCTAATATGCAGAATTATAATATTATTAGACCTAAGGTAGATCTACTCCTTGGTGAAGAGACTAAGCGCCCATTTAGTTTTAGGATACTACAAACTAATGAAGAAGCTGTGGGTATGGCTCAAGAGAAGAAGATGCAGATGCTTATGCAGTATATGATGAATGAGATAAGGGGGGAATCTAATGAAGGTCAAACTCCAGACTTTATTCAGAAATATATGAGATATACATGGAAAACTGTGGCGGAAGAGGTTGCTGAGAATATTATCAATTATCTTAGGGAACGTCTTAATCTATCGGAAGAATTTCTTAAGGCATGGAAGGATGCTTTAATATGTGGGGAAGAGATTTATTACACATCCATTGTAAATGGTGAACCATTTTTAGAACGTATTAATCCTTTGGAATGTGAATTTGATAGGGATACCTATACAAATTTTATAGATGAGAAGGAATGGTTTAGGCGTACATGGTACATGACTTCTACAGCAATTTATAATAGATTTAATGATATCATGGATGAGGATGACTTAGACCAGATGTTAGCTAAGTTCTCATCTGTATCAAATAAATCCCAGGGACCAGAATCTCCATTTCAAAGTATAATGTATAAGGAGAATGTAACTAGTAGATTTGTAGATAACTTTAGACATGATGATAGGCCTTATGATTCAATAGAGATCAATCATTGTGTATGGCGTAGTTTTAAGAAAGTAGGATTTGTATCTATAGAGGACGATAAACCTCAGATGGATTCCAGTTACAACAGTAAAAAGTTGGTGGATATGGTTGATGAAACTTATGTTGCACAACCTGGTGAAAAGATTGAATGGGATTGGATTACAGAGATATGGGAAGGATATAAACTTGGGGAAGATCTATTTATTGGTATTAGACCAATACCTTACCAACATCAATCCCTTGAAACATTAAATGATAATAGGTTACCTTATACAGGTGTAATATATAATCATACAAATGCATATGGGAAGTCTTTGATAGAGATCATGAAGCCTTTACAATATATGTATATGATATTATGGTACAGACTTGAGTTGGCTTTATCAAGGGATAAGGGTAAGATTATAACCATGGATGTTACTCAAATACCTAAGAAATACGGTTTTGGTATAGAGAAATGGTTACATTATTTAACATCTATTGGGGTTAACTTTGTCAATCCATATGAAGAAGGTTGGGATACCCCAGGTAGGGAAGGTGGTAAACCGTCTACTTTCAATCAGTTTGGCTCTACAGATTTGACAATGGGTAATGTAATAGCTGGTTATATACAGATAATGTCCAAGGTAGAAGATATGATAGGTGAGATATCTGGTGTATCTAGGCAACGTGAAGGAGCTATAAATAATTCAGAGTTGGTTGGTAATGTGGAAAGGGCTGTTACACAATCTTCCCATATTACAGAACCTCTATTCTGGAAGCATAATCAAGCTAAACGTAGGTGCCTTAACTTGTTATTAGATGTAGCAAGATATACGTATCAGGAGTCTGGTAAATCTAAACTTCAGTATGTATTTTCTGATGGTGCCAGGAACTTCTTAGATGTAGCAGAAGATTTCTTATATTCAGATTTTGATGTATTTGTATCAGATTCTACAAAAGAGAATCAGAATATAGAATTAATGAAGCAACTACTTCAACCAGCTATGCAGAATGGTGCTAGTTTATTAGATGCTGCAGCTATTCTTACTGCTGATAATATGTCTATTCTCAAAGAGAAATTGAAGGAGATTCAGGACAAGCATGATCAATTAGTACAGCAACAGAGTCAAATGGAAATGCAACAGAAGCAATTAGACAACTCTGTTAAACAGGATACTAATAAGATTAGGGAAGAGGATTCTATTAGGAAGTCAGACACAGCTATACAGGTAGCTTTAATTTCAGCTGGGGCTAACACTCAGACAGAAGATAGACAACCTGAATTAGATGCTATTAATGATCAATATATGGAACAACAGAAGGTTGATCTACAAAAACGTAAAGTTGATGCAGAAGAGCAAAAGACTGCTTCCGCAACAAAATTAGGTGAACGTGCACAATCTGAAGCTGAACGTAAGAATCGTATGGCTGAACAACAGAAGGCACAGGAAATGATATTAAAGAAGCAAGCATTGGCTTCTAAACCAAAAACAGTAAATAAGAAATAATTATGGCAAAAAACACAGAAGCTTTTGGTGGTTTCAACGAACTTGTTGATATGTTAGTACGTACCGACAATGACCCAAAAGATGTAACTAAAACAGATGATGAGACTACTAAAGTTAAACTTAGTAAGTCAGTTGAGGGTAAAGATATAACAGATGTAGATGATGATGAGATTGTAGATGATGAGAAAGATAGACAGCAGGTTCATGATACTTTAGATGATGGGGAAGATGACAAAGGAACAGAAGAGGTATCTGAGGAGGATGAGAAAACTACTGAAAAGTCCAAGGGTACAAAAGGCACTAAATCTGATGATAAAAAAGATAGCGGACAAAGTAGTATCGCAGAGACAGCAGATTTAGATGAAGTAGAACCAGAGATTAGTGAATACTTTGCTAATTCTTTGGTGGAGAAACTTGGTTTAGAAATAGACAAAGATATTAAATTTGAGAAGTTAGATGATGTAATTGATTTTATGTCACAGGTAATTGAGGCTAATTCAGTACCAACCTATGCAAGTGATGAGGTTGAGGAATATGACAAATATGTTAAAAATGGTGGTAATTTAAAGTCTTTCTACGATGATGTATATGCTACAGGTATTGATCCTGAGAGAATAGATATCGAAAATGAGAAAGATCAAAAGTTAGCCATTGAGACCAATTTAAAGAATCTTGGTTATAAAGATGACAAGATTAAAAAGACTATTGAACGATATGAGGATGCTGAAGTTTTAAAGGACGAAGCAGTTGATGCAGTTGAGTCTATTAAAGAATTTCAATCTAAAAGAGCCAAAACGCTATTAGCTAGCCAGGAAAAAGAGCGGATCGAGTCAGATAAGCGTAACAAAGCATTCGTAGACAACGTTGTTAGTTATGTAAATAATCTTAAAGATATCCAAGGCATACAGTTGGATTCAAAGAAAAAGAATGAGATTGTTGACTATATCTTCAGGGTAACACCTGATGGTAGTACACAATTTCAAAAAGCGTATGCTTCTGATATTGTTAAGAACTTGGTAGGGTCTGCCTTTAATTTAAAGTATGGGGATACCCTAGTGAGTGAAACAAGTAAAAAAGCTACTGATGCGGCTTTAAACAAGGTTAGAGAAAAACTTAAAGCAAGCAAAGGCACAAGAAACTCTGGAAGTAGTGGTGGTCAAGGTCTTAGCAAAGTCGCCCCAAATTTTAGTACATTAAGTAGTCTTATTATAAAACAATAAAAACAAATAAAAAAATAGTATAGTATGGCAATGGAAAACAATGTTTTGAACTCGTTGCAACTGTATCGTGGCAAATGGTCAGCTGACCTAGCCGATCAG